GCCCCAATATTTTGATGCAAATGATTCTACTAAAATTCTGTTTGCATCGCCATAGTCATTGTATCTATAGTAACGTGCAAGAGTAGTGTCCCACCAAATCTTTCCTAAGTTTTCATCAAGCCATAATTCTTTGCTGGTAGCATTATCATATCCGGCTGGATCTTCCCATGTAATATAATCAATATCTCTTGTTGCTGAACCTGGGAATTTTAAGTTAAGTGGGTCATATAATTGATAGTTAAAGAAGTTATCACCATCTTGTATGATAACACGTTTCATGTAATCTACTTCAAGTGTAGTTGCTTCTCTGTTTCTTATTATTAATGAACCTGTGCTATTTCTATTTAGAACTGCCCAGCCCTCACTTGCATATGAATCTGCCCAAATTAATGCTTCTGCATTTAATCCTAAGTCTGCATAAAACTCATCAAACGTTTCAAATAAGAAGAACGGAGTAAATCGCATAGACTTCCAACGCATTGCTTTGAAGTTTGCATTACTAGTAACACTCGTATAGTCTCTATATAGCCCTACTTTATTTAATATTCCATCTGATGTTCCACTGAATGACAAACTAACATTAGCACTTGTGAAGACCATTCTGCCATCACTTGTAATGTTAACCGAAATTGTACTTGATTGTGTATTAATAAAATCTTTAAATTCTGATGCACTACTACTTACTGATGTACTATTAGAGTAAGTTCCTGCATTAATACCCAAATCATTTAATGGATTACCAGTAGTATTCGACAATGCAATACTAGACTGCGAACTTGTAATTAGTAACTGTCTACCTGATGTACTCTTAGATAATGTAACACCAGTTGTACCTGATAGTGCCTGATTTTGTATGTCTTCAATAATATTCGTTAATGCATCTACTGTAACTGTTGTAGTTGCAAATCCTAATCTAGTCATTGCACCAGCTGTAACTTCTGTAATAGTTAACTGTGCATTTGAACTTGTAATAGTTACTGCATTCCCTGATGCTGATGCTGACACACCTGTAATTGATAATGCATTAATCTGATTAACTACTGATTGTGCATTTGGATCACTTGTTGCATTGTATGTACCAGAGGTCATACCTAATGCTGATAATGATGTACCGCCTAATACCATTGTATTATTCGAACTTGCGATAGTCAAAAGACCACCGACTGATACTGTCGCTGTTATACCAGCGATTGTAGATAATTCTGTAGCAATGTTTTCGAATTTACTTGCTTTGTAAGATGATGTAGTCGATATACCTAAGTCAGTTAATGCTGAACCAGATACTTCTAATACACCTGCACTTGTTGTTAATACAATTTCATCATTTGCTGTTTTACTTGCAACAACATCAAGACTGTTTGTATTAATGTTTGATATAACAGCGTCAACATCATCTCCTGAAGTTAAAGATAATAATGTACCATTAACCTGAAGAGGTTTATTCTGTGGTATAGTCGGTGCCTGTACTGTTCCTGTAACTGTTAAGTCTGCAAAAGATTTTGATACACTGTCAACTTCAATAGTTTGTCCAGATGCAATAGCTGTAGTTTCTGTTGCTGTGGATGTTTCACTAATACTAGAAACACCACTATAGTCTACAGTTAATGTTGTACCATCGATTGTAACCTCATCATCTTTAGAAGAAGTTAAACTAGAAGAGGCTATTGCAGTTGTGCCTCTAAATGTAACAACAGTGTTTGCATTTATGATTGTTCCAGTAGACCCATATATAACCATCTGCATTTTTTCACCCACAGAAACTACAGGATCAACTGTTGCTCCTTGGATAGTAATACCAGTTGATACTGAACCACTGCCTGGAGTNTATGTAAAACTTTCACCATCAACTACGATTGCATCACCAGATGAAAACACTGGATTACTTACTGAACCAATTGCTTCAACACCTTGCTGTGATGAAGTTGGAACAAATAAACTATTTGTAGTCGAACTATCAATCTCTACAATAAGAGGTTCATAGTTTAATTCAAATACTAAGTATTCATAAATTGCGATACCACTAACTTGTCTTGTTCCATTGCTTACCAGATAATAATAATCTGCTACTTCTGGATCAATCGTTTCATTTTTAATTTTTAGATATACACTATCGATTGTTTCAATTTCATTTGTCAATCCAATATACAATTGGTTGTCATCTGTTTCACCTATGTATGAAATTTCTGCAACTTCGCTTAGACGTTTTACATCCCATTCTCTTTGTGGATCAAACTGTACCCAAGCTGTGTCGCCTTCATATAGTGTTTCATTGTTTAAATTCGTTAAATCATATTCTGTTTTTACTTTATAATTTACATCATCACCATCTACATATCCTGTTGTTTTAACTGGATATTGTTTTGCAATATCTCTATAAACAAATGGTTGCTGTAAAGTATCATATGTAATTGTGTGTGGATCACTTAATATATCAATAGTGTTAATAGTTTTAGTTACACTAAATCCATTGTTAACTTTTCCGTAATCGTCTACTTTAATTGCCCAAACATCTTGGTGTGTGATATCTTTAAAGTTACTATTGTTATTAATAATTCTATTAATAGAAGATTCTGTACCTTTGTGAGATAGAAAACCTTTGTAAAATTCTAGTGAACTTTCTCTTTCTAATCCGTGATTAGATAAGTATGCTCTTTTATTATAACCAATCTGCGAACCCTTAAGTCCGTTGATTGACTCTAAACTTTGGTCAACTAATGTATCTCTGTAGTATTTTGATTCTTCTGCAATAGTCTCAAAGTTTGGTATTAATTTGTCGCCATATGTTAAGTAACCGTCTACTGTTAGCGTTCCGTCCCAATCAGTATTTCTATTACAATCAATTTGCATACGTAGATTTCTATTGTGATTAAGTGGATCATAAATTATGTCACCATAACTATCTACTCTATCTACAACAAATGCATGTTCAACATCTTGAATATCAATCTTCATTCCATAAATAGGAACATCACTTCTAAAGTTCAGTGTCTTGCCATCTGTAGTAAAGTTAATTGAAGTATTTGGTATTAATCTTCCTGATGCATCAACTACACGATAAAAGTTTTTATGTGTTTCTTTTCTAACTGAGGCTACTCCATATGGTGCTGTGAAATTTCCTGACAACAACATAGGAGATAATGTAATAAAATCTCCAGGCTCATGTGTCTCTGAACTCCATTCTAAGAATTTTAACAAAAGCTGTTTAAAGTCAATGGCGTTACCGTCTTCATCTATATCTGTAAGTCCCCAACCTATCAGTCCTAAATATTCCTGATACCCCAACATTAAATGTGCAACATCATCTATTGAAGTTAATATATCTCCGTAGTTAAAAGTTTTTATTGCATCGTTTTGAAATTCTTTCCAACCGTAAGCAGTAATAACATTTGTTGTTGGCCATTCTATTAATTGTTTCCAATCTTCAATATTATCATCAAGTAATGTAGTTGAAGTATGTGTTCTTAAACAAACATAAGGTTGACCATTATATTTCATGTAGCTATCTTGTCTGTAGAATGCACCTTCTTGCCATTCATTAAGATTCATTCTATCGCCTTTAGTACTGAACGCTTTTTCTCCAGACGTTCTGTCCCAATCCATAGCAAAGAACGTAGGATTTATTTCATCATATCCTTGAACTCTGTAACCAAAACTTCTTATCTTGGGTTGTGATATCATGATCCAAGCCGCATAATCAAATTGTATTGTGTTTGATTGTTCTATTGTTGTCTGCCCAGAAACTTTTCTTCTATAATATTTGTTATCTGATGGGTTAAGAACTACGTCACCAATTTCATATGTAGGAGTACTTCCTAATTGATATACCGGATGTGATGAATCCATTGAAACTTTTTCAATAACAATAGCACTAAAGAATTCACTTCTGTTTGGTTCTCCAGAATGTATTATTAAGTCATAATTATCTTTAGGTATCTCTGTATACTTGCTATTAGACATAGAAGTGTTTTCTGCTAATAGTTTAAAGTTGTTTACAAACCCACCTAATTTATTACCTAATTTAAATTCGTATTGTTGCTTCTCTGCAAGAACTTGTGAAGTGTTTATGCCTTCTCTGCTATTATGAATTGATATAGTTTGGTCTATTTCATCTTTGTATGTGTGAAGTATTTTAAAAGGCTTAGTAAGCATCATTAAGATAAACTCAATAAATGGATACTCACTTGAACGTCTCCATGCCATTTCTCTTGGAGAGCCGTCACCGAATTCCCAGTCTTCTGTCATTCTTGAAATTTCACTTACGCCCAACGAACCATTAAAGAATAAACTATTTACATCAAGTAGTGCGCCATTGGCATCTACTGGAATAGGTAAATCTGTAATGTTGTTAGCTGTATATAAGTTATTCCAAAAAGCAGGGTCACCAAAGTTTGTGCCATATGTAGTTCTAAAGTTTTCAGGCTCTTGAGAAAGTCCTATTACTTTCCAAGGTTCTTCTTTTGGATTATCTGTATTGTACGCAAAGTGGAATATACCACGCCAATGTCCCGGAGTATTTGCATCTATATTTCTATAGTTCCATGTTCTCCAGTCATCGCTTTTGTAATCTGTATTTTGTAAGTCATCAATATTATTTCTAATCATCCATTTCTTAAAGAAAGGATACATTGTATATTTCTTCTCAGAATTTTGCCAGTCTGTTGAGGCTGTTCTATATACGCCGTAGTTAATTGAATCTATATTTGTTCTTGTTATATTGTCATCTAAATTATTCCAAATAAAAGTTTCAAACAACATCATAATGTCATCTGTTCTATCATTCCATAATTTCATCATAGACCCATCGTGTCCTCTTAGGAAACTCATACTTGGGTAACCATTTGGATTATTAGAATAGTTCGCATCGTCTACTATTTCTGGTCTAAATGCAGGATTAATTTTTAAGTAAGTTGCACTTGGTGGAATAAATGTTTCTTTAATGCTATCATATCTTCTAAGATATACTGTGCTAGTACTTTGTACTGGTACAACAAATGTTAGTTCGTCACCTGTTTGAGAAACAGTATAATCTACATTAAGTCTTTGTAGTATACCATCTTTAAATACTGACACTGTTTTATCAAAAGCTATGGTTCCTATTTCTGCTGGTATAATTTGTTCTTGTGAACCATCAGTAATTTCTATCTCTGCTTGTTGATAATTAGAATATAATTCGCCGTGATTAATCATATCAAGTTTATCAAATATACTAATACTATCCCTTTTTGATAATGCAATCGTATTCAATGCTTCCTCAAGTAATAAAATATCATCTTTAGATTCACTTCCTGGATCATTTAATATTTCTCTTATTGTAGTTACTAGTTTATTTTTATAACCTTGATACGTTGTTGATAGAAATTCAACAGCTTTAATTGGATCATAGTCATCTCTAGTTAAGGCAAAAAACGCATCTCTAACGTCAACTGAATTTGTAACTAATACACTTCCTCTATTGTTAAATGTAGTTGTAGTGCCTGTTGATGTTAGATTTCTAAAATTATTAAATCCATTCGCTTCACCTGTAAGTCCAGGTGCAGTTTCTAATATTCGTAAGAAATGTTCATATACTAACGAATAAGATAACTCTATATTATTATAACTCTTATTATCAATGTTAAATTCTAGTGAATGATGAAGTCTTTGAAATCCATTATCACCGTCGTTTACTACGGCATTTAGTGTACAATAATCAACATATACAAATCCTTCTGGTTCATCAGTTAGTGTTACTGTATTGTTAGGAGCGTCAACTGTGTAGTTTGCAATTTGCTTTATACCTTCTACGTATACGTCTACCGCATTTACATTTTTAGGTCTTTGCGATAATGTCAGTGTCTTACCTGCTTCTCTTCCAAATTCTTGTCTAAAGTTTCTATAATCAAATATAGTATCAATGTATATAGATTCTAATGCGCCATTGATATCGAAATGTGCTTCATTTGGAATATCAACTATGAAACAATACTCACTTAAGTAGTCACCTGCTTTTAAAACTGGAGTGAAACCTAACTCTAGGTCTGCATTATATAAACTAGAATCACCTTCTACGTATGTAAAAATTCTTGCATCATCTAAGTTTGATCCATCTTTAGCATAAATTTTGAAAAGAGGAAACTCCCAATCAGTAGTTGTATCTTTTAATAAACTACTATTGTTAAGTTCTAGTCTGCTATCAAATTCTATAATAGGACGTTTAGCTTGTTCTATCTTGTCCATATTAGAAGTTGTTATGAAATTTTTAATATCATCATAATGATACCATTTGTTTTCATTTGACCACCAGTTATCTACTGCAAATAAATTTAATTCGTCTCTACCAATAGTAACGTAATGCTTCTTATCACTACCAGGTGTTAGATTAGAATCAAACCCTGGTCTTACCCAATAGTACATTTCATAGTTTATAAACTTATCTAAGTTTATTGGGATATTAATTGTTTTCTTTGATGTATCGAATAATCTTCTATGGTCATTTGTTAATGCACCTTTATTGAATAATGCATTAAGCATATCTTCATAAAATACTTTATCATATGAACTAGCATAGACTGGTTCTAATCCGTAATTTTCACGATTGAATGCATGAGGAGGGTACGAAAGATAGATATCTTCTTCTTTGTTTATTCCCTTTTCTTTTCTTCCTACAAATGCTTTTGTCTTTTCAACTGAGCCTTTAGAAAACGCTCTTTCAAGTGTTCCTTCAAAGATAGTCTGTAATTCACTATTCTTTAAATGTCCCGGAAGAAAGTCATAAATTTTATTCTTAGCCATTGCTTACTACATCCTCGCCTTGAAGTTCTGATGATGAAATTGCTGAAATGATTTTCACATTTTCTGATGTTGTTACACTTAAGAAAATTTCATTTGGTTCACTAGTGATACTTAGCAAGTCTGTAAACCCGCTAGTAGAATATTTAGGTGTTATAATAACACTTGCAATATAATCTCCAAGTTGCTGATGTAAGTATGATGCTAATTCTGAGAAATAGAATGTGTCGCCAAACTCCCAATTATCTAGTGCAAAGTATTCATTAACTTTTGCTGACACTTCTGTTTTAATTTCACTGTCAGTATATACAGTTCCTGATTTCTTAACAACTTTAAATGTTGCTTGATTTTCAGGAGTTGCAAAAGCACCAAATAAGTATTTAAACTTAACTGGTATGTATGAGATATGGTCTGCTATTGCTGACTTAGGTTCTATACCACTCATTAGAGATTTTAGTTCGAAATTATTTGGAGAAGTTGGTATCTCTGTTTTGAAACCACCTGCTATCCATTGGTTGACTCGTCTTACGTAATCACTTGTAAGAACATACATGTCAACGATGTTACTTGTGCTAGGATCAATTCTTTTATCTACGTCTGCATAATGATCCCATCTGTAACTCATAAATTTATCTTCAACAAAACTTTTACCATCGACTACATCATATTGTGTATCACCAAAGTATATTCGGCTATTTGCACCTGGAGTAACTTCATTGAATACAAATGACGTTGACCAAACACCTGCTTGATATAGAAACCATTCGTTAGTGTCTGTGTTAAACCATAATCTAAATTCAGGCTGATTGCCTGTAGGTATAGGATTAGATACTGTGCCGGCATTGCTTGCCGCAGTTGCAGTCTTAGATGCTCTATGTAAAACAATGTTGTTATTAGTTGTATCTGTATATGACTCTAATATAAATTTTTGAACGTCTGTATTGCCTTGGTCATCTTTAAGATTGAAAACATTTATTACACCGTATGGGTTTCCAGAAGTATCAAGTGATAATAATTTAACTCTTGTTGGATCAACATACCCTGTATTTGTTCTATAATCATCATATACATAAGCACTTGTAGTGACATATGAAGATGTTTGTACTTCAACTTGTTTTGCAACAACTACGTCTGCTACAACTTTAACCCCAAAATTATCTAGTGTAGTAGTCGCACTACCGTCACCGATATACACATCAAGTGTACTTCCTTGACCTGGATCTATAGTCCAAAAGTAAATTGTATAATTATTACCTGAACCAGAAACTAGTTCACAATGTACAGAAGGAATAATTGTTCCTCCATTATCTTTAATAATCATATTGCTTTCTGTGATTGACTCTGATGTTGCAAAGTTTATTTCACCATAAGCAGTTTGTTTAAATCTAACATCGTTTTCTATATTGTCTGCACTTGTAATAGCACCCCACGTTTTAGAAGGATATGTAAATTTGTATATGTTTGTATTTGTATCATACTGTGTGATAAAATCTTTCTGAACACCTGTCATACCAAAAGTTGCTGTTGCAGATGTTTCGCCAGCTGGTAATTCGCTTATATCAAGCCATAAAAAGTTTTCTGTTACTGGTGCAGAACCAAAGTAATTAGATGATGCTTCACCTTTAAATCCGTATAAATTTTCTAAGTTAGTTGATGACACTGAACTAAATGATGCCGCGGCATTGGCTATGTTTGCTGAATCTGTATCCGATGTAATTGGAATAGCATCTGTTGAAACATAAATCTCACTTGACGGTGATACTGTTTCCCCAAGTGCAACATCCGTTAAGTCAGAAACATACTGTGATATATCTGCGACTTCAAGGCTAAGTGTGTATTGTGGAGTTGACCCTATAATATCGTTGGGTGTAGCTGGTGCAGTTATAGTACTAGATGGCAAATCATAAGTTATACCTGCTGGTGACACTAGTTGATGTTTGTATGTAACTGATGAAACAGTTGCATTGTTTTCAACATAGTCGTATGTTACATCTGCGCCTGTATGCTGATAGTCTGCTTCAAATGTTGCACCGCCTGTGCCGTTAGATGCATAATTGCTAACTGGTGTATAACCTACAGTAATTTCGTCTGTTATATTTGCATCACTAGATGATACAGTTTTTGCACCATCGTAATAGTTAATTAATAATTTATCTCTTTCTGCAAGACTTGTCTCATTGTCAACAACAACATCTTCATTGCCATAATAAAATTTTATTTGGTCATAGCTTTCAAATACAATCTTCTTACCAGCAATCTTGGCAACATAACTTGCTTCGTTTGTTCTTATTCCTGGCTTGTACTCATATTCGATACTGACTTTGCCACTTAAATCGACAACGCCATCCCATATTTTCCATTCCCATTTATCAGTTTGATTTGCTTCAATGTCCCAATATAAAGTAAATGATGTAACATTTAAGTCATCAATCTTTTGTGTCTTGATTGCAGAAATTTCTGCTTCTGTAAATTTAGTTCTAAATGCTCTAGTTACAGATTTAAGAGTTCCATTTTTTTCTGTAATAACTTTATTTAAAACAATTTGACCTGGGTCAGTAGATACTACTTTGACAACTTTTGCATAATATTCTGTACTTGACTCTCCGACTATTCTTACACAGTCACCTTGTTCTACGTTCCAAGGAGCAGTACCATCTATTTGTAAATTGTTTAGAGGGTTTTTTGTGTATGCCTCATCAACTGTAATATTTGCACCTGCATTATCTTTATAATTATAATAAAACTTATTATATAATGAAGGGTGTCCTAACGCTCTTGACAAATCATTTCTAATGAAATCGTCTGCATCTCCGTTACTTCTGTCGAAATACAAATTCATGTTTATAAAATCATCTTCAACGAAAACAGAACCATCTGTTCCTGTAATACTTAAGTTTGAATGATGACCAGTAACATCATCCATTTCAAAGTAACGAGAGTTACCTGCAAAAGTTGTGTTAACTGATTTTAATTTTTTTACAATGTTGTTACCTAATGTAAGTGGATATACATTATAGTCTTGTGCGTTTACCATTCTATCTTGTGAATAGTAAGCCTTTTGTGCAATTCTTCTTACACTTGTAAATGTTTCGCCTGCAAAGTTTTCACCAAAGTCTTTAGTACTTGCCATAGTAACAGACAATCTATATGTCTTATCATCTGCACCTGTATATGGAATAGAGATAGTAACATTTGATATATCGCCTGACTGTACTGAGAAGTTTTCGTTAGCACAAGTTCTAAACCATGTTCTATAATCACCGAATGCCGCATTGCCAAATATTCCATCTGGATATCTTAATTCTATTGAGTTGCTAGAGTTTGTAGAAATATTTACAAGGTCGCCGTTGCCTGTTCTTAATGAATTATATATTGCAGTTTCACGTGTATCGTTATCTACTTTAGTAACTGATGATTTGTATGACAAATCTGAATTTAGTTTATGAACCCAAACATCTGTGTTCGACACATTTTCATTTGTGATTGTCTCTACTCTGTTAGACATTTTCACACTATAAGAAAAGTTTTCAAACTGCAATGTTCCTGCTTTTGCTAAAACAAAGAAACCTGTTCTGTCTGATGCTGGTCCTAAGTTATCATTTCTATTAATGATTGTAAAGTTCTTATCATTTAGCGGAGCACCTTCAATAATTTTATCATTTTCGAAACTTGCTCTGACCGCCTCAAATCTTCTGTTGGCGCCTGATACATTTGATGTAAATGCATATGCAATAGATTTAGAATCTTGTTTCTCATTTATTTCGTACAAGTAATTTTCAACATTACCTACGTTTAAACTTGCACTTGGATCTTGAATTTTTGTATTTTTATTGAAAGAAGAATTTAATACTGTAATGAATTTTTCATACCAGTCAACATCATTAGAGTCGTTCCAGTTGATAACGCTACCGGCAAGAGAGGAGCCTTCGTTATCTGCAACATCTTCTGTAGTTGATATACTTGTGATTTTCATCATACCACTGGCATTGATTGGTCGTGTCTTTGTATAACCAAGTGTTCTTGCCATACGTAAAATACTTTCACGGCGCTCTGCGGTATCCATGAAGTTTTCACGTGTGTTCATGTCATTTCTAAATGCTAGTGAATGACCTAAGTATGCTACAAGGTCTAAAATCGCAATGAATTCAGAACTTGCTATAAAATCATTAAATTTTTCTGGGTATGTCTTATTGATGTACGCAAGTAAACTTTCACGTATTGTATCGAAATCATAAGACTTCAAACTTACGTTACTAAACGCAGTGTATACACTGGTCCAACTTTCACTTGCAAATAAGCTATCTATTCTTTCTTGACTCATTGTTCTATTCTCTCTTTAAATCTATCGTAAGTGTGATAGGCTCTTTTTCTGGTAAAATCGCTACACGGATAGATGCTGTGACTGTATGTTCACCTTCAGTTAAGTTGATGGACTCTAAAGTTACTCTAGGTTCATCGCTGATGATGTTTGTTAAATCTTCTTCAATAAGTGTTCTTGTGTTAGGAGTCAATGGTTCGAATATCATATCATGTACAATAGACCCATAAGTAGGCATCATCACTCTTTCCCCTTTTCGGGTCATGATATTATTCATCAAATCTTCCACAACTAGTTCTTTGCCAGTCAATGTGTGATTGATTGCACTTTTGTTCTTTGTACTGAAACCTATAAATCTTGCCATTATGTACTCTCTTTACTTATTAAGAGTATTTATCATCGTATAAACTTCGAACTTTTTGTATTGACTTTTTATTTAATTTAATGTACAATCGTTATTAATCATATAAAAATGGAGAATAAATAAAAGTATGCCAAATTTAGTACCAATGGTCATAGACCAAACTGCAAATGGAGAACGTAGCTTTGATATATTCTCTCGTTTGCTCAAAGAAAGAGTTATATTCTTAACAGGTGAAGTAAATGACTATCAATCTGACTTAATCTGTGCCCAATTTCTGTTCTTAGAAGCAGAAAACCCAAAAAAAGATATACATTTTTATATCAATTCACCAGGCGGAGCAGTAACAGCCGGAATGGCAATCTATGATACTATGCAATTCATTCAACCAGATGTTTCAACAATGGTTTTAGGACAAGCATGTAGTATGGGTTCATTGTTGGCAACTGCGGGAGCTCCCGGCAAAAGATTTATGTTACCTCATGCAAGACACATGATACATCAACCAAGTGGCGGCGCCGGTGGACAGGCAACAGATATGGAAATTCAAGTAAAAGAAATTCTAAAAGTTAAAGAAAGTCTTACGAATATCTATGTTAAACATAACTCAAAAGGCAAAACATTTAATGATTTACATGCTGATATGGAGCGAGATAAATTTATGGGTCCGGAAGAGTCATTAGAATATGGCTTAATCGACAAGGTTATTAACGAGAGACTCGACACTCCACAGTAGTCCAAAACTTG